CGAGTATCAAAAGTACCTAACAAAGCAGTAATTAGAGGATCTAAAACAGCATTATACCTATAAACTTTAAACCCGTTATTCGGGAACCTTACACCAGCCTGAGGCACCGGTTTCCAGACATCGCTAAACTGCTGTTGAACAGTAGTTCTGGCTTGTTGAGTCTGAAACTGATTTCCAAGCGAGTTGGTACACAAATTTAAAAGGTCTGTGGGATCAGCCCAAGCAGACGAAAGATATACTAATTGCGACGGAGAGTTGACAGTGTAAGACATATTTTAAAAGTACGAATCGGATTCCGCGTCAGCTGACTCGGTCTCGTCATTAACCATCTTATTACTTACAACCCTTCCTACCGGCTTTGGGTATAACCCTTTGCCACCATTATTACTATTTCTACCATCGCTACTCCTATTATTATTATAGAACTTTTTCGGACCTCTTTTTGAAGATCTGGTTCGAAAACTACTAAGTCTGGCCGCCATTGGAACATCCTCTATGAACTCATCTACAACTTCTTCGGAAAGTTCTATAGGTCCTTTGTCGGTCACCCTTGTAATCTTCTCCCTCAAACCTAATTTTATATTATTTTTAAAAACTATACACACAGACACAAACTCTAAAGAAAGAGGACAGAATCCAGCACTCATTTTTACACCCTTAATGTTAACAAGAACTTGCCAAATACCCTTCTTCGCATCATCGGTCGTTACACTATAATTGGGAATCACCTTAAACTGAAACCGCTTTTTTGCAGCCCCAGTGTAGTATGACCCGAGGGTAGCTTCATTTGCTCTTTCCATTCTTTTATCGACCAAACAGACACTAACGCCACCGACGCAATTATCTGGAAGGTTCCACTCACCGGTCACAACTAAACCGGCCAAACAAACATAACCACCTTCGATTAGCTTGACACCCTTCAGTAAGTCGACTTCAGACAAGGACTCGTTCTCGCGAGCTAAAACCTTATCGACTTTGGAGATTCTAACACTTTTAACCGGTGTCATCAACGACGGTAAGAACTTTTCAGAATTTGACAAATTAATGAAATCATTGACATTGACCCTACTCTTAACTACTAATGCCATCTAGAAACAACGAACTAAACAACACTTTATCAGACAAGAATTTAACCAAACTTTTATAAACAAACGAACCAGGAGGGGCGGTCTTATGAACCTCCCCTACAGCATCGTCCAACTGCCCGTAATACGCACAGTTGTTCAATGAACTAGCAACATCACATAGAGATCTCCTGAACTCCTCTAAGTGCTCTCTATCCTTGATGTGTTTAGCACCGAGTTTAGATATCAACTTCAGAGGATCATAATACACAATGCAGCCTCTATCATGATGTATGACGTACCTTCCACAGAAGTACCCATATGTTTTTCTGTACAGTTTTGCTTCGAAGTTCCACATCAAATTCGCACATTGCTGTACGTCTGGAAGTTCACAACCCTTCGGGAAATATAGCAAGCTATCATCTCCGCAAAAC